GGATTACATCCTCGCACTCTACAACAGATCCATACGCCTTCACAGGCTTCTTGGCTGTTAGATGTGTCTTTGCGGTTTCCAGGAGGGCTTCAATGGTATGGTCTGAGTCTCCATCCAAGAGAGCTGGAAAGAGCTTCACAGCCGTCTTGAAACCCAACCCTGGGACTCCAGGGATGTTGTCAGAAGCATCTCCTGTGAGAGTCCTAACCAGGGCATAGTTCCGAGCCGGAATATTGACGTACTCATCCTTGGCAACCTTGACCTTGACGATGGGACCATCATGGAAGGACTTGTCCGCAGGATTGAAGATTTTGACGTTGGGCTCATCCAAGAGCTGATAGAAGTCTCTATCAGATGAGACCACAATCTTCAAGGCATCTTCCTTCTTGAGCTTATAGCGAATGAGGTGACCAATCACGTCATCGCACTCAGTGTCAGGAACGTAAAGCTGACATACAGGGAGGAGCTTGAGAGCATCTACCAAGGTCTTGACTTGCTTCAACTTGTTCTCGGTGTCATCCATGATCCAGCGTTTGGATGGAAGAGACCCAGGAGCAATGTTGATGTTCTTGAAGTCACCCTTGATCTTCGCTCGGTTGGCTTTGTACTCAGGGAAGAGCTTCTTCCTCCTGGGACACCCTCCACCCTGCTCCCAGACCACATAGAGCTTCGAGGGAGCGAACTGAATGGTAAGCCCATAAAGCGCCTTCAAGAAGCCTACAATGCCCCCACAAGGCTCTCCAGCAGCCGTTACAGACTCGTTCACAGCAAAGTGACGGATGAAGACGTTCATCCCGTCAATGATCAAAATCGGACGGTCCTGCATGTGCTTACCTTGGAAGAGAAGAGTAGCACCCATCCGAGTTCAATGATAACCAGATTCCCTCTTGACCCTTTGGAGTTCTCATCTTAGGATACGGATATGAAACTCCACCCCACCTCGGTCAGTGTCACCCTGGATGATGAAGGCAACAAGGTGTACACGGTTACGAGTCCCAAGACGGGCCACAGCTTGACTCTCCCGGTCAAGTATGCCCCCAAGAAGATGGTCAACAACTGGTGTCCTTTCTTGGGGGACTTCATCATGGACCTCTCGGTTGGTGACTTTCAAGCCTGGAAGGAAGCTCACGAGGAAATGGTTGAAGTCCTAGGGCGAGAAGCAGAAGCACTCGAATACCAAGAAGCAGAACCCCCTGAAGTCCGTTTTGGACCCCAAGGGGATTGCTGAGACACAAGGCTGTTGGAGAAGGGTTCAGGTTCCTGTAGAACCGAACCCATCAGCTCCACGTACAGTTTCGGTCACCTCTTCTACTTCAGTCATCTTGACACTGTTACTGAAGTCGTTGGTTACAATCTTCCGAACAATGAGTTGAGCAATTCTGTCTCCAGCTTTGAAATCAAGCTTGCCAGTTCCAAGAGCTGAGTAAATAACCGCATTGTTTCCGTTGTGTAGAATCACCTTGAGTTCTCCTCGATAGGTGGCGTCAATGATTCCTCCAACAGGAAACACACCCTTGAGGGCTAGTCCTGATCTTCCCTCAAACTGAAGGAAGACAGAAGACCCATCCATGTACCTTGCTGGCATGTCAGCCAGTTGCAGTCCTGTTGAAATAGCCCGTGTTTCGCCTGGATGGATGGTAAAATCCTCTACACAGGAAAGGTCAAAGGCAGCGTCCCCTGGCTTCCCCTGCGTGGGGAGCTTGGCATTGGGTACGAGCTTCTTGAACTTGATTTCCATTTAGGTGTTCTCCTGACGCCTCATCTCTTCGAGGGAGTTTGCATCTGCCCCCTTGAATGAAACATGGTCGTTGTCGTCATTGCCCATGATCATTGCACCATCCAAGAGGTCAGCGATGTAGCCCTGATATTCAGGGACGGAGAGCACCTTAGCACGGAAGTCGCTCTTGTTGAACTTCACCTCATGAAGGACTTCACCCGTGGTGTCATCTGCCACAGAGAAGGTCTTCCACCCTCCTGTGCCTTCCATGAGCAGGCGCTTGCCATTGGCTTTGACGGCTCCCTTGGCTTCGCAGTGCTGACGGAGGACATCAAAGGTTTGGTCATCATCGTTGACTCCCTTTCCGAAGATGACCGAGAGCTCACAAGAACGGAAAGGCTTGGAAACCTTGTTCTTGATACACTTCACCTCGACGTTGATCCCAATGATTCGCTCCTTGTCCTTGATGGGCTGACCCGACATGACACGGAGGCGAACCGAAGAAGCGTAAGGGATTGCAGAGCCACCTGGAGTGGTCGTGGGGTCACCGTACATCACGCCAATCTTCATTCTCTGTTGGTTGATGAGAAGGAAGAGAACCTTCTGGTTGGCAATGATGTTGCTAATCTTCCTCATACCCTTGGAAAGGACACGAGCCTGGAGACCAATCGAGTTGTCGGTGTATTCACCTTCAAGCTCAGCCTTAGGGGAACAAGCAGCAACCGAGTCCCAGATGATGGTCATGGGAACGTCCTTGTTCATGGCACGAGACTTCATGATGGCAGTCTCGGCCCACTTGAACACATCCTCAGTGCAGTTGGTCTGAATGAAGACGAAGTTCTTCTTGACATCTATCCCAAGAGCCCGGAGGTTGTCAGGGCTTGTGGCATTCTCGGTATCAATGTAGACGGCTACGCCACCCAGAGCTTGAGTAGCCTTTGCAGCCTCGAAGGCAAGGTGGGACTTACCACAGGAAGGAGGCCCCTGTATCTCAATGATACGTCCTTCCGGAAAACCACCACCACGACGATTGCCAATGCAGTAGTCCAGAAGGGTAGAACCTGTGTGAATCCAACGCTTCACATTGGTAGGAGCGTCATCCTCACCCAGGTTGAAAGCTATCTTGTCTCCTGCCTCTCGATTGAGCTGCTTTATGAGCTCAACAGAAAAGTCTTCAGAGTTGTCCATGGAGACAGAAGGAACGGCAGCGGTGTCTTTTGCTTTGGCTTTTGGTGGCATATTGGGTTTTCCTTTGTAGGAGCTTGAGAACGTAGTTTCTGCCCGAAGGCATTCGTTGAATTAGGAATTCGAGGACTCATCTTCGTCATCGTCATCCAGGATTTCTTTGACCAAGTAGATTCCAATGGAAGAGCCATGTTTCTGGAAATTCCAGACTCCCTTGACTACTCCCTGGTGGAAGTCCACAAATTTCATGATTCGTTCGAACTCACGAGGCAGCATGGAGTACCCAAGCCCCGTTTCGAGGCATGTGAACTCGAAGTTCACAGCCGATCTACCTGTGTAGAGGTTCGTGAACTTCAGGGTTGCTGTAATGCTGTACTCCAGGGGATTGATATCCTCGAAGTCATCCTTGGTGTACTTGGGAGGGATTTCAATCATTCCCCGAGTTACTGGATCCCACTTGTACTCAGGCCGTAGGTGGTTCTCCAGGTAGAAGGTGACCCACCCCTTCTCCTTGTGTCTCCAAATTGACCAGGATGGCCTCTTAGCGGGCTTTGGAGCCTTTGGTGCCCTAGGAGCCATGGACTTCCTCCTCGTCATTCTCAAGCTCCTCTAGGAGCTCAATGGAAATGACTTGACCCTTCTTCACCCAGCCCCAACGACCACAGATAAGACCCTTCTCGATGGTGTGGTTCAGGAGGATTTTCTCCATCTCTTCTCCTTGGACCATGTAAGTCAGGTCGGTCCTCAAATCCTTGAAATAGAAGTGAGCTGACTTGTAGTGAGAGAAGGAAGTCATCTTCAGAGTTGCCTGGAATGAACAATCTCTCGCCAGCACTTCCACGGTGTGGACTTTTTCGTACTTGTTTGTCTTGGGATTCCAAGGAGCAGGATTCGCATGGGCGTAATATTGCCCATTATCCCCCTTGTGGAGTTTCCAGGTTGCCTTCTTACCGGCCATCTTCAATTCCTTTCAACGACAAGAGCCCCTACCAGCATAAACCAGTAGGGGCTCAGGCGCTAGGGGTGTTGTTGGCTACAGGCCAGCGAACTGGTCTTCCACAGACTTGACAGCAGCAGCCGAAGCAGCCTCGTCAGTTTCAGCCGTGTGGTTGGTGCCGTTATCATCCTCTTCCTGAGCCTTGGAAGCTCCAGCCGAGAGGTAGGTCTCCAGCATCCCTTGGAGCTCATCAGAGCTCTTTGCCTGCTTCGTGAAGATGTCCAAGAGGTTCGGAATCCCCTTGACCAACTTCTCCGATTCCTCAGGAGTCTTGGCCAGCTTGGAAGGCTTGGTACGAGCAATGCACTTCACGTCATTGACAGGATACTCCTTGCCGGTCCCAGGCTGCTTGAAGGTCTTCCCCGAAGGGCTAACCGTCACTTGGAAGTCATACCCCTTCTCAGGGCTCGTCACATCCTCGTCACGGTAATCCTCGCTGACAAGGACAGCGTAGATTTCCTTGCAAACAGTAGGAGAGAGCTCCCAAACCTGCACACCCTTGTCCGCTTCCTCTCGCACCAACACAGGTGCAAAGTAGCGAGGCTTGGGCAGCAAGCCCTTGATCACATTCCAAGCTTCCTTGTTGTTCCGCTGCTTACGAAGCTCAGTCACCAAGTCAGCAATCGGATCCTCAAGACCGAATTGAGCAGGAGCTACCAGACGGAAAGGCGAGAGAGACTTGTTGTCATAGTAATTGACAACCTGAAAAGGCTGCTCATTCTGATCCTCGTACGGAAGGAACCGCACGTTGTAGGTACGAGACTTGCCATCCTCAGTAAGAACAGGCTTCCACTGTGGGAATGGAGGCCCCTTCTTCTGGCCACCAGCCTTCTTCTCCCCGTTCATCTCAGCAAAGCGACCTTGAATCTTGTTGATGTTGTATGCCATTATGGGTTTTCCTGTGGTTTTCTAGTGGTTCAAACGGTGGGTTTGACTTTGGGGTAGCCTATTTGCTACCTTTCTAAGTATGACCCAAGGGACCATTCTTGTCTGAGGTCCCTGACGATTATTCCCTTGTGATTACGAGCACTTAGAAGATTTCTGAGGCTCTTTTACCCGAGGAGAGAAGTTCTCCCTTGGTTCCGTAGGCAGGTTGTACGGACTGCCTGTTGGAGTACGACGGCCAACATGGGCTCATTCGTAATCGGGAGGCTTTCTTCCCCTGTACGGGCTCTATCTCGGATGGAAGCAATTGCGTAGTGTTCATTCTCCGAAAGAATGACTCCGTGAGCTTGAAGCAAGAAGAGAGAGCGTTGGGAAACCGGAATGTTGATCAAATCCGGGTTGATGTCATACATGATTCCACGCTTGTTGTGCCAATCCGAGTTGTTGGGCATGTAGTATTCCCTAGTCCCATTTCCCACCTTCCCAATATCATGGAAAAGACCAGTCAACACAATCTCAGAGGCACTGAGGTTGGCTTCGTAAGCCTTATTCAGAGCCACCATGGTCTTGACCACTTTGAGAGAGTGGTCAACCAATCCTCCTGCAAAAGCACCCTGATACTCTGTACGAGTCGAAGCAGGAGCGACCAAGAGCGTCTCTTCCACCTTGTCAACCAAGGCAAGAAGTTGCTCTTTGTTGTTGAAGGGAGTGCCTGTCACTTTATCAGCAACAAGCTTCTTGAAGGTTTCGATGTTCTCGATAGCCTTCTGGAGCTCAGGGTTCATCTTGGACATGGACTTACTCTACACAGACCCCAGGACCAACTGAACCGAATAGAGGCCCCTTCAGAACCGACTCACCTTGAGAGGAAACCGGGCGCCAGGGAACATGGGGATGCCTTTGGAGCCAACCTCTCTCAACTCTTCAAGTTCTTGTTGGTTGTCGTTGTGAACGTCCAGGATTAGAGCATCGTGGAGGATGAAGAGAGGGAGGATACGAGGGTGTCCTTGGATGTGGCGAAGAATGTTCCTAAACCCATAGAAGGCTACATCCACGGCAGTGGGCTGGATGTAGTAGTTCAGGAGCATATAGAGGCTTGCCTCGCTGGTATCCACACGCCTTCCATAAGCGCTGAGGATGAACTCTCGGTTGTTGGCTTCGTACTCCTGGATTAGGTGAGCTCGAAGGGCAGGAACCCCAAAGAACTCTTCCACAGCTTCCATGAACCCACGAGCGTCCTTGATGCCTGAAAGCTTACCAAGGATGGTGTCCATTCCTGCCCCATAGATTTGACTCAGGATGACTTCCTTCACGGAGTCTCGTGGAATATCCGTAATTCCTAGGCTCTTCAAGGTAGCAAGGTAAAGATCCCCCTCCTGAGCTGTGGGAGGCATTAGTGGAGGATTACCATAGTGGGGGGAGGAAGGGTCCTTCTGAGAGAGAGAAGAAGAGGTAAGAAGGACTACTCTTGGCTCCAAAGCTGAATAGTCCAGTTGCATCACCTTCCCTTGAGACCCAAACCTGGACCCCAGGATGTTTCTTTGTTCCTTAGCAAGGTGAAGAATCTGAGGCCCCTCCATCACCT